AACTTTAAGAGCAACAAAAGCAGTAAGATTTGCTTCATCACCAACACCAGGAACTTTTTCGGTAGACGAAGAAATTAATCAAGCAACAACTGGTGCTGTTGGTAAAGTAGTAGAGTGGGATTCTGTAAATAGAATCTTATATTACATACAAACAAGATTCAATGATGAAGGTGTTGATAGTAATGGTAACTTAACAGCATTTAGTGCTGGTAATGTAATAACTGGACAAGGTGGAAGTTCTCCAACTGGAACTCCAGATACTACAGATAGTTCAACCGTTAATGGAACAACTTTTGTAAGTGGATATTCTGTTTCTGAATTAGACGCTGATGACGGCGATATAATTTATATA